GGGGGTATAGTTTTGTAGGCCTGCGAAGCCCTTCGGGGCTTTTTTGGCGTGTCTGGATGTAAAATCACAGATTTAATTGGCAGAAATTACTAGATGTTGTGGTTTTTTCTAAGTTGTGACACAATATGTTGTGTTTATGACTTAAAATTCTACAATGGCTAACTCTTATTTCGGACTACCCGTTTGGAACCCTTATCGTTCTGACGTCCCCCGTGGATTTTATGGGCCTAGCGGCCACACGGGGCTAGATCTAGGTGCAGATCGGGGCACACCGCTCTCACTGCCTATCACGACCACTGTTAAAGGAATACGGGAACTCACAAACATGGGCTGGACTCTCTTCTTGGAAGATAAAGATGGGAACCTCCTGGTCTTCGCTCACGCAGACGGTCCAGACAGCATTCCAGTAGCCGTAGGAGACACGGTAAAACCAAATCAAACATTCTACCACACTGGCAACACAGGTCTCTCTACAGGCCCACATTTGCACTTTGAGATCATTACAAAAGAGCCCAGAAACCCCATTGATGAGGCGATGAAACGGTACATGGAAGGAGCCTACATGGGGTACAACACCGACCCTGCTCAGTACCTGGATGAAATGGTTGCAGAAGTTCCTGAAAACAGGTGGTGGGAGAACTCAATGAACTGGATGAAGCTGCACGGAATCGTCACTCAAGACCACGATCCTAAAGCTCTCGTGACTTGGGCGGAACTGTCGACTGTTTCTCAGAGACTAGCCACCAAAACACTTGAGTGGGCACGAGGATCTCAAGCTGGCTGTGGCGCATGCAAAGCTCCTGTCATTGACCCCGAAAAATGATAAACGATCTTCAACACACCTTGGATATTTTAGGCCCGATTGTAGTATCACCATTTCTAACTATGGTCGTCTCTTTTCTCAAGAGGTGGAATATAAACCCCATGAGAGTTTTACTGTTGATGTCGTTTACCCTTGCGGCCTTCTACACCTGGGCCAAAGAGGTGGGTTGGTGGGAACATCTACTTACTTGGGGTGTTCAGTTCGCATCCATCGCTGGAGTGGCCGTTCTGATCTATGAAGTGCTTGTGAAGTGGTTTAGGAAAATATTAGCACCAAAAGATTTACCGGTCGTGATTTCACCAAACATAGATAGCAAGAAGCTAGAGAGGGATTTAATGAAAGCCGTTAAAAAACACAAGAAATGATCAAGAAAAAACTAAAGGAACCAGCTCCTGTTGAAGAACCCCAAGAAGATCAAATTGAATATGAAGAGGGTGAGATTTATTTCATGGATGCTACCTCTAACTCAGTGAAAATAGGAAGGCCTAGGATGTTTAAGAGTGTAGAAGAACTTCAGCAGAAGATTGATGCATACTTTGTTCGATGCAAACTAGAGGATGAAGTGCCTTGTGTTACAGGGCTTGCTTTAGCCTTAGGATGCGATCGGAAGACCTTACTCAAGTATTCGAAGCGTCCCGAATTTGTCCCCACGATAAAGAGGGCTCGGCTTAGATGTGAATCCGAGATAGAGCAAAGGCTAGTTGGGAACAAGCTTAATCCTTCTTCTGGGATCTTCAATCTGAAGGCTAATTATGGATGGATCGAAGAGTTCAATTTCAATAACAAGAACGACAATACCAATCACAATACATACTCTCAGGAGTACATCGATGCATTAAGACAGTCCAGGCCAGTCAGGGATTTAACCCCAAAGAAATGATAGAGAGCCGTCTCACATTTCATCAGTGGGCTGACCTTCTTGATAAGGTTCCTCTGAATGAGCGTGATGATTTTATTCGCGAGTCGTTAAGGGATAAGGGCAATCTTCACATCTTTGGATCATATTTCTTTCCACATATCATTGATTACAGGATGGTCGCAGAGTGTCATATGGGTTTGATAGACTTTCTTGCTTTGCGAAAGGATGGTGCTTGCGTTTTCCCTCGTGGCTACGGAAAGAGTACATGGGAAAAGATAGATACATGGCATGATATCGTTTACGCGCTAGAGCCGGTGATCCTTTACATTTCGAACGTATTAAAAGATGCACAGAATCACTTTGAATCCATTAAGACCGAGCTAGAGAATAATGAGGAGTTAATCAGGATCTATGGTTATTTAGTGCCTCCTGAAAGCAAGCTTGGCAGGAAGTGGACCAATGTTCATTTCGAAACTACAAATGGGATCAATGTCGTTGCAAAGTCTTCTACTAAAGGACGTGGGGTGAACATCAAGAACAGCCGCCCTACCAAGATTGTCATTGATGATGGTGAAGATGATGAAATGGTGAGGAGTGCGGAACGCTTACAGTACTTCAAGGATTGGATCTATGGAGTGATCTACCCTTCTAAAGACAAGCAAAGAGGGTATATCAAGATGATTGGCACTGTGTTAAGTACAGACTGTGTATTGCTTGATTTTAAAGATAGATTTGGGGGCATCTTTAGGGCTGCTATTGAGGATGGAGAAAGTATATGGCCACAAGTTTGGTCTTTAGAGGAGCTGTACGAGCTTAGAGACGGATATGTTGATGATGACGGAGTGTATCATAAAGGGATAGGACCTCGGGTCTTTTCTAAGGAATGGCTTAATGCTCCGCTTGATGATGAAAGCGCTCTTTTCAAGAGGGCATGGCTTGATTCCAATACTTACGAAGATTCTGAGATACCTGAATTACACATGATGCATGTCGTTATGGCGGTAGATCCGAACGCTGGGATGAAGAAGTTAGCCGACGAGACAGGGATTTGTGTAATGGGGATGCATATGTTCACCAAGAAGCGCTACGTCCTGGAGTCTTCAGGGTTCAGGGTTTCTATCAATGATCAGCTTGATGAAATCAGAAGGCTGTATAAGAAGTGGTCACCGGTGATGGGCGTGGAAGTTGTTTTAAATCAAAGAGCAGTCTATCAAATACTATTGGCTACGAATGAGTTTCGACTGGTCGAACTGAGCCCTCAAAGCCAAGATAAAATGCAGCGTGCAGTTCGTGTTGAGCCTTATGTGCAGAATGGAGTGATCAAATTCCATCCTGCTCACGTGACTCTATACGAGCAACTCATACAGTTCCCTCATGGGTCTTATGACGATCGTGCAGATGCGTTCTTTTACGCAAATCAAATGCTAGATCAAATGTCTTCAGCCGGCACTATTGAATCTTCCAGGTCCGCTACCATAGCCGGCAATATCCGTAACCGTAAATTCTAACCATGGCTAAAAAAAACAAGGCTACTAAATCGCAGATCACCGAGCCGATAGGCCGCTCAGGGTCTCAAATCTATTCCGGATACATGAGAGACGATCCAAACCCAGACTTCTATTCTGGAGGGCGAAAGATAGACATATATCGAGAGATGCTTTTCACCGATGCAATGGTTAATGCAACTATCACAGCGGTTAAGCTCCCTATACTGTCAGCGGAGCGGATGGTAAAGCCGGCAAGTGAAGATGCGGCTCATGTCGAGCATGCGGAGTTCGTAGAATTTGCATTAAAAAGCATGGACCGTAGCTTTGAAGAATGGCTAGAGGAAGCGTTAAACTATATCGTTTATGGGTTCTATCTGTTTGAAAAAGTGTATAAGATCGAAAACGGAGTGATCCTTTGGAAAGACTGGGAGCCTCGTATTCCGTCCTCTATTCTTAGATGGAAGATGAAGACTGATGAGCCTGGTGTCACGCAACAGCTGCTTGATGATCAAACTGGTAGTCAAGCAGAAATCCCAATGTCTAAGCTCATTCACCTGGTGCATCGTAAGGAGGGTGGAGACATGGAAGGTAGATCGGTGCTTAGAAGCGTGTACAAAAACTACTATTACAAAGATACTTTCTATCGGATTCAGGCCATCAAAGCTGAACGTATGGCTGGTATTCCTGTGATCACTTTGCCGAAAGGACACAGTACTGAAGACAAGGCGAATGCTGAAGAGCTGGGAGCGAATCTAAAGATTAATGAGAAGTCATATGTGGTTAAACCTAGTGAGGACTGGGGGCTTGAATTCATGACGGCCGGGATCTCTGATCAATCAGGTATGATCATGGACCTGATCAGGCATCACACAGATATGATTGCTCAAAACATTCTTGCGCAATTCCTACTACTCGGGTCTGGAGGAAATAGCGGTTCTTACGCGCTCTCTGAAGATCAAAGTGGCTTCTTCACTTTAGGGCTCAGGTCCGTATCTAAACACTTGGCGCAAACAGTCAATAAGCAAGCTATCAAGGAGTTAATCGATCTAAATTATGGACCACAAGAAGAGTATCCGAGCTTAGACTTCACAAAGATCGGTGAGATAGACTATACAGAGCTGTCAAACGCGCTTTCTACACTGTCAAACGCGAATCTATTGCAGTTTGGGCCAAAAGAAAAGGTCTGGCTTGCTAAAACTATGGGTCTTCCTGATGTCACTATCGAAGAAATAGAAGAGAAAGATGAAGAGGATCGAATGAAGAGGGATCAAGTGATCAAGCAAAAGGAACTCGAGAGAAGTTCTTACTACCGAGCCCAGGATCTTAAGCCACAAGACGTTGACGCTCCTGATGAGGAGGAATTAATGGTAAAAAAAAAGACTCTAGCAGAAGGGAAAAGGCAAACAACTCTAGCAGAGGGAAGGGTGAAGTTCTCTGAAATCTCAAGCTATTTCGACACCGCTAATCAAAGGGCCGATGCATATCTATCCAGGATTACAGACCAACAACTTGAAGAGAGTCTAATCTACATGGAGCAAGCACTCCAAATCGGCAATTCTGAAGCAGTGCGAGCTTATACAGTGCCAAAGTCTCAACAGATGAAGTCAGAGTTAAAAGGCCTAGCCCAAGAGTCTATGGATTACGGGGCTAGCCAAGCGTCTCAAGAGCTAAACCTCAGTGCGCCACAAATCTCTAATGATCAAGCAATTGCATTCGATGCACTGTTAAGTGAGAAGATCGATTCACGTAACGCTGTTATACAGAAGAAGGTGAGAGAGATCGGATTAAATTCAATATTAGCCGGTATTGGTGTGGTGGCTGCTATCAGTGCCATATCAGAGGTATTTACATCCAGCGCTTCTACTGGGAACATGGGGCTTAACAGCTTTGTTTCTGGTGGCGCTTTAAATCTAGGCAGGTACAGCGTTTTCAATGCTCACCACTCAGAGCTTCATGGTTTGCAACGGAGTGAAATATTGGATCCGGTAACTTGTCCAATGTGCCTTAGCATAGATGGAAGAGTTATAGATTCTCGTGATGTTTTCGGAAGACTTGGGGACGTACACACTAACTGCAGAGGGCTTTGGGTTGGAGTGCTTAAGACTGACTCTGAACTGCCAAAGGTAGCGGGCATTCCAAAGAGTATTGAAAATAAATTCGATACAATCGAAGGCGTCCCAATCACAGACTCTTTCACACAACCAAGCAAAGCTATTTACAATAAAGACAGCCGAGTAAACCAGGCCGTAGGCGATGGGGAATTAGATGATAACCCAGGAATAAAATGAGATTCAGCGCGACTATGACAATACAGCCTTACGTGGACTCGTTTTCTGATGATAGTTTAGTCGACTTAAGATGTGAATTTTGCGCGAAACTCCTATTGCGCCACAGCCGTACACCAAGTAAAATAGAAATAGTTTGCAAAAAATGTAAAACTGTGAATCGCTTTGGCATAGATATTCTATAGAGACCTAACGGTCCAAGCCAATAAATAACAGTCTACAGAGGTCCAAAGAGACCCTAAAAGTCTCTTAATCTCTGTCAGAATGTCTGATTCCAGTGAAGATTTAAAACTATACCGATTCCTTTTTAGCATACCCGAACTTTCAGACGTTGAGCTGGAGGATCGGGATTTTGAGGTGCTCAAAGCTGGTGAATATTACGATAAACGATACGGGAAGTTTAGCATTGATGAAAAGCTTCTCAGTCAGATTAAAGATAATTTCGAGAGGAATGTTTTAGAGGTAGACGTAGCACTTGATAAAAACCATGAACCCGAAAAAGGGGCCTTTGCGTGGGTTAAATCGCTTGAAGTCCGTAATGGAAGTTTGTTTGCACGGCTCAAAGATTTCTCCAGCAAGGGTAAAGAAATGCTCAAGGAGAAGGTGTTCAAATACTTCTCTGTAGAGTTTGCACCTTTTGAGAAAGTCGAAGGCGGAAAGAAAGTCACAATCCCAAACGTTTTACGAGGGATTGCTTTGACGAATCGGCCCGTCATCAAAGGGATGCAACCTGCACTGTTCTCCGAAAGCTCATTAACAATTAACCAAAACGATATGAGTGTATTTAAAAAGTTTGCCGACGCTCTTTCTGGACGTTCTAAGGTGTCCAAAGATGACGTCGCCCTTCTAAAGGGCATGTTTTCTGAGCTCTCTGAGGAAGAGAAGCAAGAAGTCGCGCCTAAAGTAGAAGAGCTAGAAGCTAAGGCAGAAGAGGTTACACCTCCAGAGCCAAAAGCTGAAGAAGGTGAGACTCCTGAGTCTATTACTGCCTCTGAAATGAACCTTAAGTTCGCTGAAATGGGCAAGGAATTAGCTGAGCTCCGGAAGCGAGAATCGGAACGGAACGTAAATGATCACGTCGAATCTTTAATCCTTTCTGAAGCTGGAAAACCTGGCTTTAGCAAGACTGACGAAAACGTGTCTTCCCTTAAAGCTTTTGTAGCTACCCTTTCGGAAGGTCAAGTAGCTCAATTCAAAGCATTGATGGACCACGTGACCGTTTTGTCAGAAGAGAACTTCCGTGCAATCGGAGGTGCTGGATCTGACGTGTCTTCTGTGGATGCAAAACTAGATGAAGTAACTCGTCTTTCTGAAGAGTTCATCAAAGGCGGCATGAAGAAAACCGACGCGATAGCGAAGGCTCAAAAGATGATTTTTTCTTCTAAATAATTTAACCAAACGTAAAAAATGGCTACGAATCAATTTCTAACCGAGGAAGGCAAGATAGATATCACTGGCACCGCAGCGGCCGACCTTTCTGCAAAACAGTATCACTTCGTAAAAGTAGATACGAGTTCAAACATTGCTATTTGCGGGGCTAATGATAAGTCTGCAGGAGTTCTGCAAAATAAACCTACTTCTGGTGAACAGGCGATAGTACGTATTAAGGGGGTTTCACTACTAAAAGTATCTGAGACCGTTGCGTTCGGGAACTTCTTAACCCCAACATCAACAGGTAAGGGTGAAGTGTGCGACGCCGCTAATGAGGAGTTTGGCGCTAGAGCTTTAGCTGCTTATGCAGCTGACGATTTAGCCGTCGTGTCTATTGAGCATGGTGAAGTGACAGCTACTGACGCTTAGTTTTTTAACTTTCTAATCATAAATCGAAAATGAATCCAACACTCGGCGCTACGAAAGTAGACAAAATCTTAACACAGTTCTCGGTTGCTTATCGTAATGAGAACTACATTAGCGAGATGATTTCGCCAGTTCTGACCGTGAAACAAAAGAGCGGTAAGTTCGCGAAATACGGGAAAGATAGTATGCGTCTTCAAACCAACATCCAGCGAGCTCCTGGAACGCGAGCCAACTCTTTTGACTACTCTGTGAGTCAAGGTAGTTACTCATGTACAGAGCACGCTCTGGAGAAGGTAGTGGCTGACGAATACATGAACAACCAAGACGACCCATATGATGCACTTCGTGACGCGTCTATGTTTCTTGTAGATGCGATTTGGCTAAACCAAGAGGCGGCTTTAGCTGCTGCAATGGCTGACACTGCAGTCCTAACTCTAAACACTACTTTAGCAACTACAGACCAATGGAGTGATGGCGAGAATTCAGATCCTATCGCAGACTTCATCACTGCACGAGCAGCAATTAAGGCAGCTACAGGGAAAAATCCTAACGTTGCAGTATTCGGTTACCAAACATGGTTACAGCTCGTTGCGCACAACGATATTGTAGACCGCGTTAAGTACATTGGAATGACTGATCCTGCTGCTTTAAAGCGTGCTGTTGCACAGTTGCTAGAAGTCGAAGAAGTCATCATTGGCGATGCTATGAAAGTCACTTCTAACCAAGGGCAAGCTGTTGAAGTTACAGATTACGTCTGGGGTAAACACGCATGGTTACTTCACCGTGCAGCTCGACCAGGCTTAATGATGCCTTCCTTCTCTTACACTATGAAAGATGTGAATCGTGAAGTAGATCGTTATCGAGAAGAGCCTCTACTTTCTGACGTAGTTCGTGTCCGTGACAGCTTCGACCAAACAATTGTCGACGCTAACTTAGCTTACTTGATCAAGAACGCAGTAGCTTAATTCTTAACTCTTTTCCAAATGCCTAGAGCAAAAATATACCCTAGAGGAACTCACAATCCAGTGAGACGCAAAAGAGTAACGCTGACTTCAGCGGAGATCAAGGCTATTTATACGACGCCTAAACAGCTGCTCCCTGCAGTTGGAGCTAATGAGTACAACCTAGTTCAGCAAGTCATGGCCGTGAATAACTATGGTGCTGCCACTTATGCGTTCCCTGCAGCGCTAACATTCAGATACACGGATGGCTCAGGTGATGAAGTGGCGAATGTACTCCCTGAAGTGGCTTTTTGTGAGGCTACAGCTGACGCAACCTACCTATCTGAAGGTATCGACTGCGTGCCTGTAGCTGGTGCTGCAGTAGTCGCTACTGTTGCATCATCAAACCCTACTACAGGAGACGGTACTTTCACGTTCGACATTCTCTATCGGGTACTCCCAATCTCTTAAGTTCTTTCCCTGCTGCTCTTTATAGAGCGGTGGGACAAAGGATTTAATCTTAAACAATCATATGTCCAAACCTAAAAACGCTAGTAAAGACGCACCTTCTCAGGATGTCGCCGCAGGTGCTGAAACTTCTGCTGAATTACCAGAAGATTTTACGCCTCCTATGGGAAGTGAAGGCCAGTCTAAAGAGAGTGAATCTTCAGAAGAGGCTAAGGAAGATTCTGAAGCTCTAGGTCAAGAAGGTGAGGAGCAAGCAGTAAAGCCTGCTGACGTATTGGAAGCAGACGCTGCTTCAGAAGAGGAGGGATTGCCAGCTACTGAAGATGCTGAGTCGAAAGAAGAGCCAAAGAAGTATGTCGTTTTAAGCAGATTGAAGTGCGACGGCACTGTCTATGAGGCTGGAGCCGAATTTACGAACGTCAGACGTGTGAGTGAAATGCTAGAGGTCGGCGTTATCAAATTAACCTAAATCGAAAATGAGCAAGCACAGACAACGAGTTTACGCACACGTAAAACAAGACCGACTTCTTTTAGAAAGTGCAGAAGATTCTAGCGTTTGGACTGGGTCGGCCGATGTCACCGATATAGCTCCATCGGCTAATCATCGAGAGGGCACTCAGGCCATTAGCTTCGATAAGGACGGCACAACTCAGGCTTACGGTCAGATTGTACGGACTTTAACTGAGCCGAAAGATATTGCCGAATATTACGACGGCAAACTAAGAATGTGGATCTATCTTTCCTCCCTGACGAACGTATTAAGCGTTTCTTTAATCATCGGAGAAAATTCTACGGACAATTATGTCTATACGACTCTTGTAGCTTCACTCACTGCTGGATGGAATCTTGTTGAGTTTTCAGTTGACTCACCAACTAGTGTCGGAGGAGATGGCGCTGCTTGGAGTTCCATAAATTATATTGCGGCGAGAGTCACTTTCTCGGGAACTGGGAATACTCTGACAGGAATTCTAATCGATGCGATCCGGGTTCTTTATATACCTGATACGAATGTAGAAAGTCTAGAAGTCTCAGGTACTGGATTGGCAACAGAGGCTAAGCAAGACACTTTAATAGCAAATACAGCCCTCCAAACTGGGATCGGGCACGGGTCTAAAGCAGTCACTACAGCAGGAACTCATGAAGCTTTAGCGGCTTCTACACCGTGTAAAAGAGTGATTCTTATGGCGAGGCCCGAAAACACTGGGCGAATCGCGGTGGGTGGGGCTGGGGTGGATGCTACACCTAGTACTGGTACTGGGGACATCCTTTTCCCTGGAGATTCTATTGATTTCCAAATCGACAATTTAGCCGATGTATTTATTGATGCAACTGTGAGCGGTGAAGGAGTTCGATTCACTTACTTTACTTAATATGCCTATAGCTAAATCACGAATAATTGACCCCATATTTGGGGACGGAAGTGATAATGACGTCACCATTTCTTCGCCAACTACTCTGACTAGGAATATGTTCTACAGGAACCTTACAGTAGAAAGCGGCCAAACTTTGAGTGCTGCGAACTATTTGGTGTGCGTACGAAACAGACTCCAAAATCGTGGAACGATCCAAAATAACGGAACGAATGGATCTGGTGGGACGGGAGCGTCAGCCGTAGGGGTAGCCTACTACACCTCCGCAAGCACTAATGGCGGGAATGGTGGAAACAATGCAGTGGGGAGTGCAGGCCAAGGGTCTTCTAGTACTCACGCCGGAGGCGCTGGTGGCGCTGGTGGCGCTGGTGGTGCGAACGTTGGAGGTGCAGCCGGGACAAACGGAATTTCAAACGCTCAAGGTGGAGGACTATCACGGTATGCGATAGATGTCGTCAGAGGGTACCAAGGTGGGACGAAATTAAGCGCTGGAGGAGGAGGAGGTGGTGGTGGTTCTAACAACGTGGGTGCTACTGGAGGAGGAGGAGGTTCTGGGGCGGGCTGGCTTGTTATCGCAGCTAGATTCATCGACAACGCTGGCGGTGTGATCCGAGCCAATGGTGGAAATGGTGCGGCTGGGTCTGGGTCCGCTGGGAGCGCTGGAGGAGGAGGTGGAGGAGGAGGTGGAGTCGTAGGACTCATTTATGAAACCCTAGTACTGGGTACTGAGCAGGCTCTGGGAGGAACTGGAGGAGCCGCTTACAGCTCTGGAGTAGCCGGAGCGGCTGGGAACAGCGGAACCGTGGTCAAAATTCCTTTACTTACAGCTTAAATTAAAAATGGCAAACCTAATCTATACCTACGAAAAAACAACTGGGATCGTCTGCATGGTCTCTGAGTCACCCAATACATACACGAGCGAGGAGCTGGCGGATGTCGAGCTAGACGAGAGCTATTTCTCAGAGTGGGATTTGAATGGTGGCGTCATGAGATATGAGGATGGAGCTATCACCTTTTATGAGAGTGAGGAGGATCTAGAATCAAAAGTTTCTACCCTTGAAGAAAAGGTTAGCACTTTAGAGGAGAAGACCGCCGAAGTTGAGGCGAAGGTAGACGAAGCAGCAGCGGCTGCAGAGGAGAAAGTCTAAAAAAACGATAATGAAATATATCTACAACAAAGAAACGGGGCTGCTGGATATGTTCTCTGATGGAGACGTGGAATACACGAACCCGTCTTTAGATGAGGTCGAAGCTGACGAAAGTATCGCAGAAACATTCAAAGAAAATGGCGGGCAAATCACCGTAGACGTTGAAACTAAGGACGTTTCTTACACTGAGCCAGAGAAAGAGGAGGTGCCTGTAGAGGAGGTAAAAGAGGCAGTAGAAGAGGAGGCAAGCCCTCCAGCAGAGGAGCTAGTAGATGAAATAACCGCATAATATGTATACAACAGTCACTAAAGTTAGAATGTCCGCAGGGTTTGTAGGGAACGCAAACGTGCTCGACTCGACCATATCCGGGAAAATTGCAATAGCAGAGAATAAAGTAAATAGCTTCATAGGCGACGTTTACGTGCTGCCTTTACCAAAATTCTACAGGCAAACAATTGTTTTTAGTGGGACCGGATCAGGGTCTGCAACAATGACGATAACCATAGACGGGGTAAGCTATGCGGTCGCAATATCCAGCGCTTTAACTGCATCGCAAGCAGCAGATCTATTTCGAGCGGCAGCTTCTGATAGTGACAGTTTTGTCACTGACGGGCTAGGCTCTGGGGCCACCGTTACTTTGTACAATATAGGTCAAGACAGTGACTCGACCGATGTAACGATTTCTTCCACGAATCCGCAAACGGTTCAAGGAGTGACTGCTACGGGTGGGACTGTCACCGAGATAGCCCTCCCTCTTTTAGAGAGTATTACTACCGAAATAGCAGCAGCTCGCCTGCTTATTGATGAATACGGGCCAGAGGCTGAAGATACTAGCAAAGATGGATTTAAACGCCTTAGTTTAGCGGAGTCAGTCTTGAAAGAGATCCAAAAAAAAGCACAGAAGATCTTCGACTTTAACGGCTTGGAGCTCCCGAGAGCCACAGTGCAGACGATATCATTTTTTCCAGGTGACAACAGTGTGGATGCTGGCGGCCGTACGGTCACGAGCAAATTCAGTATTAACCAGCAGTTTTAAATGTCTATATCTATATCAATACAGGGTGATACCAGACTTTTCCAAAAGTTTTCAAAAGTTTCAGAAGGGCTTGAAGATTTCAAAAAGCCTTTGGAGGAATCCGGTGATCTTATTCTTGAAGAGGTAGATAAGAACTTTAGCGCACAAGGTGGAAGACTTGGCTCTAAATGGAAGAGCCTTCAGTCCGACACTATAGCCCAAAGAATGAGAGAAGGCTATGGCTCCGGGCCTATTCTTCAGCGCTCTGGAAAGCTTAAAAGCAGCTTCTCGGCTGATGTTTCCGCTAGCCAGGTTAAGATTTCTAGTAAAGGAGTCTCTTACTACAAGTACCACCAGCTAGGGGAGAAGCCGCAGCCTCAAAGACAAATGTTGAACGTAAATGAGAAGCTAAAGCAAGGGGTCGTGGCGGTTTTCACTAAACACATTAAAAAACTAATAAATGAATAATGTACTCGATGCACTATTGACGTTATTCAGCTCGGCCTTCGGGTCTACTTTTAAGGGGTACTTCAAGGGCCGGCAAAAGGTTCCAGCTATGAGCGATTTGCCTATACTCATGCTCTATCCTATTCGAACGGAGCAGACTAATTCAGGAACTCTGAGAGATCTTGCTACTTATACCATAGGAGCAAAGATAGTCATCAACTTAAGGACTTATTTTGACAGTGAAAACGGGCAAGGTAATCAAATAGATAGCCTGGACGCGCTGATAGAATTAATCGAGTCGCGAGATGCAGAAGGCGTGCTGCAAGACGACACCGTGATGGGGGTGGTTAGACAAAACAACAAGCTTGGGAACACGGTGCTTTTTAACAAAGAACTAGAAGTAGAATATGAGGATTATTTGACAGAATTTGAATCTCAATATGCTCAAGCCACATTAATTTTAAAGGCTGAAGATCGCCCGAATCGACTTAATTCTTAATTTCTTACTATGTCAAAAGACAAAGATTATCGTCTCGAGAAGACTGTAGACGAGAACGGCGCAGAAACCGTAACAGTCATCTACGAAAAGCCTGAAAAAAAACAGGCTGAAAAACCACTCATTAACCCCGAATTATAATGGCTGACGCTACTACTTATTCCAAAAATTCACATATGGTGTTCTCGAAAGAGAGCTCAGCCGGGACAACGGTTTACCCCGCTGTATTCGCAGAGTTTTTAAGCGAAACCCTAGCAAACAACTGGGATAAAACCCCAGCGAATACTATTCGGGGCAATAGATCAATGAATCTAAGGCCAGTCAAGAATGTAGTCGGGCCATTCTCAGGCACTTGTACGGTTCTAGTCGAACCTAAAAACATCGGCTACTTTCTAAGCGGTGCGCTTGGAGAAGCTACAGATTCCACTCTTGAATCTGCCCTTTCGTACCAGCATGACTTTGAGGTCGAGAATACCTTAGCCTCCTTCACGATTGACTGGCCTATTGCTGGCGAGAACTATGTTAAAAGATACATAGGGTCAAGATTCAGTGAGGTCGCTTTCGACATTAATGAAAACAAGCTGCAAGCCACCGTTACTATTATGGCTCAGTATCTTTTCCAGAATGCGCGAGTTACCGCAGCAGCAAGCTCTGGGACCACTCTATTAGTGGATCAAACTACAGGAATCACATCTAGCGATACGCTAATAATTCTTGACAGAGACAACCCCAGCACTGAATTAGCTCAACTCACAGTCACGTCAGTGGACTCAGAGACTCAACTAACAGTGTCTACCATCGGAGTATCTATAGGTCTAAAGGATATCGTAGTTCTTAAAAGGCAGGCTCCAATCAGAACGGATTTTGACATGGGCAATGAGCTTATTTTCGTTGGAGGTGCAGACGGATACTTGTCTAGCGGTGACCATGCGCTTCAAAGCCTAGCTGCTAAGTCTAATATCGAAAACTTCAAGCTTTCAATCAAGAATAATCTCGAAGGTCGGTGGGGTGCAGCTGGGAACAAAGTAGTCAATCGTATGCCGCGCGCTATATTAGCGAAAGGCGTTACAGTGACTGGCACGATTTCACATTTCCACGTCAATCCTCAAAATATTGACTTCCTGCGGTCTAATGAAAAAGTAGGCCTACGAATGGAGTTCTTGGGCGACGCTCTAGCGTCAAATTCGGCTGCAGCCGCTTCTGGAGTTTTAGAATCTGATGGCGCTGGAACCGTGACAACAACGGTAGACACTTCCGGAGAAGCGGGAAATGACTATGCGATCTTTGTAGTCCAAGGCACTGGAGCTTTATCTGTATCTCTTTCAGGGAAGCTGATCACGGTAACACTATCTTCTACAGCAAGCAGCAATGCCGTCGCCACAGTGGCCACTGCTATCGCCGCTCTCTCTGGAGTTGCAGCAACCTCTTCAGGATCTGGGAACGTCACGGCAACCGATAACCCTGCGAAAGTCTTCTTTAGCGGAGGGCGGGATGCAAACGAGATCGAGAAACTTCGATTTGATTTGCCAGACGTTCGTTTCGACCCATTCGCCACTAATATGTCCGAAGACGATTTAGTAAACGAAGAAATTAGTTTCACTGCATACCGAGACGCTCATGACCAGCGTGAAGTATCCGTGCGACTCAGGAACTCTAAAGCAGACTACTAAAAAACGGGGCGGACAGAGGTTTAGCGTATTTACCCTCCCCGCCCCACATCAAAAATACGCTCTCTCTTAAACTTTAAAAATACGTAACATGTCAAGATTTGCAAGCCAAGAAACGAAAAGGATAGATATAGGTAACGGGGAATGGATCGATGTAAAAAAATCGCTCAGCTTCGAAGAGGTCGAAGATGTCGACTTTAAAGCTTTCGCTGCAGACGCGGGGGGTGCAAACAACAAGCAGTTATCCGCATTGCTCGGGGCCTGCATAGTCGATTGGAATCTATGTGATGAGACGGGAAAAAAAGTTGCAGTTACAAAAAATAATGTGAAGAAGCTTAAATTCACTGAAGCTTTGTCATTAGCTCCTAAGATCTTTGAAGCACTGGATTTTACTGGGGGGGCTGGAGGCGTGGCCAGCTCCGAGAGTCCTTCCGAGATTATTACAAAACAGGAACAATTGCCCCAGAGCACAGAGGAGAATATGAGGACTACTTGATGAGTCAAAAGTTCGGCCTGGACTGGAAGAAGCATGAGGCTATTCGAATGGAGAAATTGCGCGAGATTATGCTGGCCGAAATGGATGCTCAAGCCGAAAAGGTAAA